CCGCACGGATCAGAACATGAACACAGCCCCGGACAAGAAACGGGCGCCGGAGAAGATCGACGACATGACCGCGCTGCTGATGGCGATTGGTGTCGGCCTGGCTCCCAAGGAGCCTGAGCCTGAGTATCAGATTCACTTCCTGGGCTGAGTCCCAGAACCGAGAAAGAGGCCCGCCTAGTGCGGGCCTTTCGCATTTCTGGAGCCTGGAAAATGGATCGAGCCTATTCGCTGCTTGAGATCAAGGCGGTCGACGAGGACGCGCGCGAAATCGAGGGATGGGCGACGACGCCCGCTCCGGACCGCGTTGGCGACATCGTCGAACCGCTGGGCGCGAAGTTCAGCAACCCGCTGCCGCTGCTGTGGATGCACCGGCACGAGGCCCCTGTCGGCGAGGCGACCTTCGGGAAGCCGACCGCGAAGGGCATCCCGTTCAAGGCCCGCATCGCCAAGATCGCCGAGCCCGGAATCCTCAAGGACCGGGTGGACGAGGCGTGGCAGAGCCTGAAGGCCAAGTTGGTCCGGGCCGTGTCCATCGGCTTCCGGTCCCTGGAGCACAGCTACATGGACACCGGCGGCATCCGGTTCTCGGCGACCGAGATCCTGGAGCTGTCGCTGGTGACCGTGCCGGCGAACGCAGAAGCAACGATCACCGCCATCAAGGCAATCGACACCGTACAGCGGGCCGCGTCAGGCCACGACGCTGGGCGAGTCGTTCGCTTGGATGGCCACCGCCCCGGCGTCTCGGGGAACACGACCAACCCCCCGAAACGAGAGGAACCGAACATGAGCAACAAGACCCTGCAGGAGCAGATCGCGGCCTTCGAGGCCAAGCGCGCTGCCAACGTCGCCCGGATGGGCGAGATCATGGAGAAGTCCGCCGAGAAGGGCGAGACCCTCGATGAGGCACTTGCCGAGGAACACGACGGCCTTTCGGCCGATGTCTCGGCCATCGACAAGCACATCGGCCGGCTGAAGGCGTCCGAGTCGCTGATGGTTTCCAAGGCCGCGGTCGTAGACAAGGCGCCGGCCAACGGCGGCCAGTCCGGCGTCGAGGTCAAGGGCTCCGTGCACAGCAAGATCACCGTTTCCAAGAACCTGCCCAAGGGCACCGGGTTCACCCGATACGTCATGGCCATGGCCAACGCGCGCGGCAGCATCTCGGACGCCCTGAAGCACGCCGAGCGGTGGACCGACACCCCGGAAGTCGCCGAGTACATCAAGGCGGCGGCGGGTACCACGACCGGCGCCAACTGGGCCGCTCCGCTTGTGGACCCCGGCAATCTGGCGGGCGAGTTCCTGGAACTGCTGATGCCGGAAACGGTGCTGGGCAAGATCAGCAACTTCCGCCGGGTGCCGTTCAATACGCAGATCCCGATCCAGACCGGCGGCGCGACCGTCAACTGGGTGGGCGAAGCTGCGGCCAAGCCGGTCACCGAGAACACCTTCGACACCGTGGCGCTCGGGATCAACAAGGTCGCCGGCATCATCGTCCTGACGGACGAGCTGGTCCGCCTGTCGACCCCGAACGCGGAGCAGCTGGTTCGGAATGACCTGATCCGCCAGATCAGCAAGTTCCTGGACGAGCAGTTCCTGGACCCGGGCGTTTCCGCCACTGGCTCCAACCCGGCCTCGGTGACCAACACCGCTGCCTCGATCACCGCCACCGGCACCGATGCCGATGCGTTCCGTGCGGACCTGCGTGCCCTGCGTGCCCTGTTCTACCAGGCCAACATGAGCACCGCCGGTTCCGTCCTGGTGATCGACTCCGTGACTGCCGATGCGCTGGCGGACATGGTGAACCCGCTGGGCCAGTCGGAGTTCCCGAACCTGTCCGTGACTGGCGGCAGCATCCGCGGCATGGAAGTCGTGGTGTCCAACAACTCCCCGGCCGATTCGAGCGGCAGCAACCTCACCCTGATGAAGGCCAGCGAGATCCTGATGGCCGACGACGGGGTGACGCTGATCGACGCCAGCCGCGAGGCTACGCTCGACATGAACGGTGGCAACACGCCGGCGTTCAGCCTCTGGCAGAAGAACTGCGTCGGCGTCCGCGCCGAGCGCTGGATCACCTGGCTGAAGGCGCGTGCGAACGCGGTCGCGTACATCACTGGCGCCAACTACGGCCAGTAATTCCTGGTGGTGTGTCATTGCTCGGGGGCTTCGGCCCCCGGGCTTTTTGGGAGTACGCGATGCGAGTAGAGATCGAGATGCGCGGCGGCCGTCGTCGGCTGGCCAGTCCGCGGGATGCCCGGATTCTGTGTGCGCTTGGGAAGGCGAGGCTCGTGGAGCCTGCTCCCGAACCCGCGCCGGAGCCCGTGGTCGTGGCAACGCCGCCCGTGGAGGCGCCGATTGCAGCCGACGAGCCGGAACAGACCGGCAAGGATTCCAGCCCCGTCACAGACGAGGCTGTCATGCGCCCGAGGCGCAAGTACACCCGGCGCGCCAAGCCGGAAGCAGATGAGCCGCGGGCTTACCTGCGGAACGACCTGACGGACCTGGACACCAAGTAAATGGCCCTGACTGCACTCTTCACCGATGATGTCGAGAAGCGATTCTCGTCCACCCTGTCGGTGACGGGTGCCGGCGCATGGTGGCCGCTGGTCAATGAACCGTTTGCCGGAGCTTGGCAGCGGAACGAGGAAATCCACCAGGACACGGTGCTGGCCTACTCGGCCGTGTTCGCGTGCATCACGCTGGTAGCGTCAGACATCGCGAAGATGCGGCTGAAGCTGGTCAAGTACAATTCGTCCGATGGCATCTGGAACGAGGTCGACGCCAATTCCCCGTTCTGGCCGGTGCTGCGCAAGCCGAACCGTTATCAGACCCGGATCAAGTTCGTCGAGCAGTGGCAGGTGTCCAAACTGATCCACGGCAACACCTACGCGCTGAAGGTGCGCGACGCGCGCGGGATCGTGACGGGCCTCTACATTCTGAACCCGTTCCGCGTGCAGGTGCTGGTGTCCGAGGACGGCGGCGTCTACTACCAGCTGTCGCAGGACGAGCTGAACGGCCAGCGCGAGGCCAGCATCACGGTGCCGGCGAGCGAGATCATCCACGACACGATGGTGTCGCTGTGGCATCCGTTGGTCGGGGTCTCGCCGCTGTACGCCTGCGGGCTTGCTGCGATGCAGGGCTTCAGGATTCAGCAGTCCTCGTCCAAGTTCTTCAAGAACGCGGCGATGCCGAGCGGCATCCTGTCGGCTCCGGGCACGCTTGATGCGGCCAAGGCGCGCGCCCTGTCTCAGCAGTGGAACGACGCCTACGGTGGCGACAAGTCCGGACGCGTGGCGGTGCTTGGTGACGGCCTGAAGTTCGAGCCGATGACCATGACGGCCGTCGACGCGCAGATGATCGAGACCCTGAAGTGGACGGCCGAGGACGTTGCTCGGGCCTTCCGCGTGCCGGGGTACAAGATCGGGGTCGGCCAGATGCCGGCCTACAACAACATTGCCGCACTGGACCAGCAGTACTACAGCCAGTGCCTGCAGATCATGGTCGAGTCCATGGAACTGTGCCTGGATGAAGGCTTGGGCCTGACGAAGGTCGAGGGCCAGACGCTTGGCGTGGAGTTCGACCTGGACGACCTGATCCGGATGGACCCCGCGGCGCAGACCGACAACATCGAAAAGGGCATCAAGGCCGGAGCGCTGTCCCCGAACGAGGGGCGCCGCAAGCTGGGATACGGCCCGGTCAAGGGCGGCGAAAGTCCGTACCTGCAGCAGCAGAACTACAGCTTGGGCGCGCTCGCCGACCGGGATGCAACCAACCCCCTGGCTGCGCCGCCGCCTGCACCACCCCCGCCCCCGGAGCCCGAAGCCGATCCAGGCGAAATGGCGATGGCGTTTCTGACCGCAATCAAGAAGGGGCTGATCGCCGATGCAGCATGATCTGAGTCAGCTTGCCGGCGAGGTCATCGGCGCGGTCAAGGGGTACGTCGAGCGGGCGATGGCCGCGCTGTCGCCACGCGTGGACGCGCTTGAGCAGAAGCTCGCCACGCTGCCGGAGCCGAAGGACGGGAAGGACGCCGACATCGCTGATCTGATCCCGGTCATGGAGGCCGAGGTCGCCAAGCGGGTCGCCGAGATTCCGGCGCCGGAGCCCGGGAAGTCGGTCACGCCGGACGACGTTGCGCCCATGCTGCGCGAGCTGGTGATCGAAGCGGTCGCGGCACTCCCGCCGGCCAAGGACGGCAAGGATGCCGACCCGGAGCATGTGGCCACCCTGGTCGCTGAAGCCGTGGCCGCGCTGCCCGCCCCCAAGGACGGTACATCGGTCACCCTGGACGACGTGCGCCCGATCCTTGACGAGGTCGCCGCTGAGGCGATCACGCAGGCTAAGGGCGCCGCCGAGGCCGTAGCCGAGCGCGTGGCCGCCAAGCTGGTGTCGGAGATCCCGGTGCCCAAGGACGGCGAGGACGGTAAATCGGTCCAGCTTGAGGACGTGCTGCGGGCCATGGACGCCAAGATGGCCGATTGGGTCATCGGGTTCGAGCGCCACGCGCAGGGCGTGCTTGAGCGTGCCGCCGAGCGCATCCCCAAGCCAGCGGACGGCAAGGACGGGCTCGGCTTCGACGACATGACGGTTTCGGACGACGGCCTGGGCAACGTGACCATGCGATGGGAGCGCGGCGATCAGGTCAAAGAACACACGGTCCGGCTGCCGGTCATCGTGGACTGCGGCGTGTTCACTGAGGGCGAGTACACCCGCGGCTCGGCGGTCACGTTCGGCGGCTCGCTGTGGATCGCGCAGAAGGATTCGCCCGAGGGTAAGCCCGGCCTGTCGCCGGACTGGCGCCTGGCGGTCAAGCGCGGCCGTGACGGCAAGGATGCGGACGTCCCGCCCGTGCCCCGCGGCCCGGTGAAGCTCAAGTGAGGCTCGTTACGCTGGACAAGGCGCGGCTGGCGCTGCGCTACGACACGGGCGCCGACGACCTGTTGGCCGATGCCCTGGATGACGCCTCGAACGTCGTCCTGTCCTACGTCGACTCCGATGCCCTGACGGACACCTCGGGCATGATCCCGATTGACACGGCCGGCGACCCAGACGTTCCGCTGGCCGTACAGCGCGCGGTGATCTATCTGGCCGGCATCTTCCTGCGAGACCCGGCCGGAATCGACAAGGACGACTATCGGGACGGCTTCATCCCGGCGCCGCTGCGCGCGCTGCTGAATCCGTACCGCACGCCGACGATGCGCTGATGGCTACGCGCCAGCTCAATCCGGGCGACTTCCGTCACCGGGTCCAGATTCAGCGCCTCGCAACTAGCGAGGACACCAGCAACGCGATTCAGGAGGCATGGCTGCCGCTGGCTACGGTCTGGGCCGCGGTCGAGCCCATGTCGGCCCGAGAGCAAGTCGAGGCCCAGTCCATGCAGTCTGCTGTATCCGTTCGGATACGGATCAGGCCGTTGGCCGGCGTGGATGCGGCCTGCCGGGTGATCTTCCGCGGCCAGACCTACAACGTCCATGGCGTGATTCCGGACCCCGTGTCCGGGCTTGAGTGGTGGACGTTGCCGTGCAGTGTGGGCAACAGCCCGGGCTAGTCGCCTGTCTGGCGACAGGACCGAGCCTGCCCGGCCTGCTGGCCTCGCTGCCTGAGTCGGTCCCGACCATCACGGTCAATGATGCGTGGCGGCTGCGCCCCGACTGCGTGGCCCTGGTCGCGCAGGACGCGGCATGGTGGCGAGCGAACCCTGGGGCAGTCCGGATCGCCGGCCGCCGGTTCAGCGCGGCCAAGGTCGACCGGGTAGAGGAATTGCGGATCGGCGGCCTGTACACCGGCACGAACTCCGGTCTTGCCGCGCTGTACGTCGCCAAACTGCTCGGCTACACGAAGGCGCTGTTGCTGGGCTATGACATCGGCGGCGCGCACTACTTCGGTGCGCATCAGCACCCGCTCAAGAATCCCGGCCCGAACGACTTCGCCCGGTTCCTGGACCAGTTCAAGCGCGCGCGGCGGTCCCTGTCGGACATCGAGATTATCAACTGCACGCCGGGCAGCGCCTTGACGTGCTTCCCGTTCGCCAGCCTTTCGGAGGCCGTTCAATGAAGTTGCAGGCAATCCGCGACATCAACTCCCGCACTCGCCCGAGCTTCAAGGCCGGCGAGGTTTTCGAGATCGACAGCGAGGCTGGCAAGGCATGGGTGAAGTCGGGTCTCGCCAAGGAGTACACCCCGCCGGCCGTAAAGCCCCGCGCTGGTCGGAAATCGCCTGCATCGCGTCCGGTCCCAGCCTCGTTGCCGCCGATTGCGCCCAGCTTCGAGGGTGGCGAGACCGAGCCCCAGGCCGAGCCGTCGTCACCGTCAACCTCAGCTTTCGACTCGCTCCATGGGCTGACGTTCTCTACGCAGCCGACGTCAAATGGTGGCGACTCCACCACCTAGAGGCGCTTGCCGCCGAGGGTGAGAAGTGGACATGCAGCGGGGAGCCGCATCGGCTTCATGGCATCAACCGCTGCGAAGGCAAGATCGGACAGGGCCTGTGCCGGGACCCGCGCTACATCCACACCGGCGGGAACAGCGGCTACCAAGCCGTGAACTTGGCCTACCACTTCGGCGCCCGGCGGATCATCCTGCTGGGCTACGACATGCAGCACACCGGCGGCAAGCGGCACTGGCACCCAGACTATCCAAGCGGCGCGGTCATCAACGGCGAGGTCGTCCGGATGGACAACGCGACGCCGGTCATCAACTGGCGCGGCCGGTTTTCGGCGCTGGCCAGAGACCTTGAGCGCGAATCCGTCGAGGTCGTCAACGCGACGCGAACCAGTGCCCTGCGCTGCTTCCCGCAGATGAAACTGGAGGCCGCGCTTGATCTGCCTGCCCTTGCGTGATGCGAGCTGGTCTGAGGTCGTGTCGCAGTTTCACGGGCACGGCGGGGCTCGTCAGGCGCTGGCCAACTGCCGCATCTGGGCGGAACGGTACGGGAAGCCGGACGAGGACTATCAGCGGTGCCGGGTCAAGCTGGAAAGCTGGTGCCACGCAACGCTGGGCGCGCACCTGGCCCGCATGGCTGAGATCGAGCCGCGGATGCTGACGGACGAGCTGCCGCGCTGCCACGGCCTGCCGATCACGGTCGTCCGTTGGGACGAGCGCATCGGCATGATCGACGGGAAGCACCGGGCGAACTATGCGCTTCAGCATCCTGGCCTGTACGCGGTGCTGGTGATCGAGGCGCGCAAGTGATCGTCTATACCGCGGTGTTCGGCAACACGGACCCGCTGTGTGAGCCTGCGGTCAAGACCGATGTTCGCATGGTCTGCTTCACGGACCAGCCGATCAAGTCAAGCCGGTGGGAGATCGTCAGGCTGCCGGTGTCCGAGGCGCCCAAGCGGGAGTCTCGCCGCTACAAGCAGCCGTCGCATCGGATCTTCCCCGATGCCGACCTGACCCTGTGGATCGACTGCTGCTACACCCTGCTCATGGACCCGCGCGAGATCGCGGCCAGGAATCCGGGGCTGATCACCGCGTTCCGCCATCACCGCCGGGACCGGATCAAGGACGAGGCCGAGGTCATCATCCGGTCCGGCAAGGGCAAGCGGGACGCGATCATGGCGCAGCTTGCCGCCTACCAGTCGGACGGGTGGGACACGGACGCGAACCCCCAGCGGGCTATCCATTGCGGCGGCTTCCTGCTGCGCCGCCACACCCCGGAGGTGCGCGCCTTCAATGAGGCATGGCACCACGAAGTCCAGACCCGGACCCTGCGGGATCAGATGTCCATCGATTACGTCGCGTCGAAAACCGGCGTGAAAATCGACAGGTTCACCGGGACATGTCGATCCAATCCCTATGCCCGGCTTGCGGTCATCCCGCGCAAGCCCACGAACGACTTCTAGATGCGAATCAGCCTGATCACCCCGACCGCTGACCAGCCGCTCGGGCTGAGCCTGCTGGAACGCTACATCGCCGCGCAGACCGTCAAGCCGGACGAGTGGATCGTGGCGGACGACGGCGACGTGCCGGCGACCCTGACCATGGGCCAGACGCACATCGTTCGGAAGCGGACGGAGCAGGGCGGCCGCAGTCTGGCGACCAACATGCTGGCGGCGCTTGAGGCCGTCACCGGCGACATCGTGATTGTGGCCGAGCATGACGACCTCTACCTGCCCAACCACATAGCCGAGTGCGTCAAGGGCTTGGCCAAGCAGGGGGCCTACGGGTGTCCGACCCTCTGCTACTACCACGTTCGCCTCCGGATATGGGCTCAGATGAGAAACCGCGGTTCGGCGCTGTGCCAGACCGCCTTCCGGTCGAGCCTGATCCCGGACATGCGCCGATCCTGCGAAGCCGCCTACGCCGCCAACACCGGCTCGGTCGATTGGAAGTTCTGGGAGCCGCGGCAGCAACTGGCCAAGGGGCCGCAGACCGTCATCGGGATCAAGGGTCTGCCAGGGCGGGTTGGACTCGGCATCGGCCACCGCCCCAAGGACACCACGCAGCGCCGATGGAACAAGGACCCGCACATGATCAAGCTGAAGGAGTGGGCGGGAGCGCACTGGAAGGAATACGCCAAGTGCTGATCACGCCGGAGTATCGGGAGCTGAACCGGGAGATGCACGCAAGGAAGGCCCGGTACGGAACCAGCGGCCACAAGTGGGCCAACTTCGTCACGTCCCTGGCCGCCATGACGGGCTCCGTTACGGTGCTGGACTACGGCTGCGGCAAGGGCACGCTGGCTGACGGTCTGACAGGGCTGACCGTGACGGGCTATGACCCTGCCATTCCAGGCAAGGACGCCATGCCTGGGCCTGCCGACATTGTGGTCTGCACGGACGTGCTTGAGCATGTCGAGCCTGAGTGTGTTGACGCGGTGATCGCGCATATCCGCTCGCTGACCAGAAAGGTGGCGTTGCTCCATGCCTGCTGTGTTGTCGGGGATCGTCTGCTTGCTGACGGCCGCCCGGCACATCTAACCGTCAAGCCTCCGGCCTGGTGGGCTTTCCGCATCGGCCGGCATGTTCCGGTCAAGTGCGGCGAGGACGAGTTCGCCTGCCTGATGCCCGCGTGAAGATCAACGCGGGGTGCGGTCGGCACAAGCTGCCGGGCTTCGTGAATGTCGACGTTCAGGGCGACCCGGACCTTACGGCCGACCTGCGCGCTATCCCGCTGCCGGACGGCTGCGCGGACGAGCTGCAGGCGATGCACGTCATCGAGCACTTCTACCTGTGGGAGACGCCCGCAGTCCTGACCGAATGGCGCCGGCTGCTGAAGCCAGGCGGCCGGCTGGTCCTTGAGCTGCCGAACCTTGAGGCGGCCTGCCGCAACGTCCTGGCCGGCCTGCCGGATCAGATGGGCCTATGGCCTTTGTACGGCGACCCCAGCCACGCAGACCCGTTCATGTGCCACCGCTGGGCCTACACGCCCGCCAGCATCAAGGCCCTGCTCGCCGAGCACGGCTTCCGGTCGATCAAGATCCTGCCGCCGCAGACCCACGGGCGGCGGGCCAATCGCGACATGCGCGTGGAGGCGACCCGTGGCGACCATCCGCGTTGAGGGCCTGGCCGAACTTGGCCGCAGGCTCCGCGAGCTGCCGAAGGCCATTGCCGGAAAGGGTGGCGGCCCGCTGCGCTACGCCATCTTTCAGGCGGCCAAGGTCATCAAGGCGCAGGCCATCGCCAACGCGCCCGAGGACACCGGCCGGCTGAAGGCGAACATCGTCACGGCCCGGATGCGCAAGACGCCCGAGGGCCGCGAGGGCTACTACATCGAGGTCCGCAGGAAGCGCCGGCACTACGCGCGCACCTCGGCCAATCGGCGCAAGGGGAGGGTCGGCAAGACCTACGAAACCCGCGACGCCTACTACGGCATGTTCATTGAGTTCGGCACCGAGCGGAATCCGGCGCGGCCCTTCATGCGGCCGGCCTTCGACGCCAAGAAGGAACAGGCCGCCTATGCGTTCCGCGACGCGCTCAAGAAGGGGATCGAGATGGCCGTCAGGAAGATGAACAAGTGACGCCGCCGATCCGCGACTGGATCGCGCTGGACCCGACGTGTGAGGCGTTGCTGCGCCATGACGGCCTACTGCGCGTGACGCTGAACGAGGTCCCGCAGGACAAGGCTGGTCAGCCGTTCCTTCCTGCCGTGGTCTATCAAGTCGTCACCGGCATTTCGTTCAAGACCCTGGGCTGCCGGCCGACCATCGACAGCTACCGGCTTCAGCTTGACGCCTACGCCACGGACCAGCACACGGCACAGGCCGTGTTCGAGGCCGTGCGCAACGTGCTCGAAGGCTACGGCTACGTCGACCAAAGTTTCACCGAGCGAGACCCCGACACCCGCAACTGGCGCATCTCGTTCGACTTCTCTAGCTGGCAACACCGCCAGTAACCAATCGGCCTTCCAAGGCTGACACCGAAAGCCCGGCATCTCGCCGGGCTTTTTTTATGCCCGGCGCCGGGCGAAACCTTGCAAGGAGATGGCCTAAATGGCTGAGATCAAGACCCAAGGTAGCGAGCTGTACCTGCTCGATACCGACAATGCGACCGTCCTGAAGATCGCCTGCATCCGCGGTCTGAGTGGCGTCGGCGGACAGGCGTCCGACATCGACATCACCTGTCTGGACGACCTGAAGTCCCGCCGGTTCCTGCCGGGCCTGATCGACAACGGGACGGCGACGTTCCAGATGGCGATCGACCTGGACTCGCCGGGCTACCTGCGACTTGGCGAGATCGTCGCCGGTGGCAACTACAAGTGGGCAGTCGGCTTCTCGAACGGGTTCGGCATCAATCCGACCTACGACGCCGGCCCGCCGGCCGACTTCGACTTCCCCACCGGCCGGTCGTGGATGACCTTCGAGGGCGGCGTCAACCAGCTGCAGCGTTCGGGCGAGATCGACTCGGTGTGGATGGCCGACATCTCGATCCGCGTGTCGGGCGACATCCTCGAAATCCCCTAAGCCCTGCAACGGCTTTCCCGTAACGGCTCCATGTCGGCCGGCTCTGGCTCTGCGGCTGTTTGCCGTGGCCAGCATCCGGAGTTCGGCCGGCACCTATGAGAGGCAAACCATGAGTTCACTGACTTTTTTCACCAACGCGGCCAAGTGCCCCCCCGTGCCCCGCACGATCAAGTACGAAGGAAAGGAGTACACGTTCCTCGTCAAAAAGCTGAACGCCGGAGAGGCGGAGTCTGTTGGAGAGAAGGCGTACGGAGTCGGCGATAAGAAGGGAAAGAAGGCCGGCAACTTCCGATCCCGATGGATCGCGTCAGCCATCCTTGATGAGGACGGAACCGACAGGTTTTCTCTGAATATTGTTATCGGATGGCCGAACGACCTGGCTAATGCCGTGTTTGCCGAGGTAGCCGAGGTGAACAACCTGACGCGCAAGGACGATGACGACGAGGACGACGCGGGGGAAGCCTCGCCCGAGACGACAGACTCCGACTGATCTTCAAGATCGCTCGGGAGTACAACCGGACGCCTTCCGAGCTGATGGCGTCCGTGTCGCCTCGGGAGTTACAGTACCTGATGACCTTCCACTCAAGGGAAGGCTTCACGGTCGAACGCACGGAGCTGGCGATTGCCATGCTCACAAGCGTTCAGATCAACAAGGTGTCCAAGAAGAAGGTCAAGCCGAAAGACGTAATGGCCTACGCCGATCCGTGGCGTGAGATCAAGAACAAGATCGGGCCATCGCCGGACGACGACCAAACCGTCCGAGATGCGTTCTTCGGCAGCGGCCTGCGCGTTGTTCGCGTGGACCGTGTAACGCGCCAACCAATCTAGCCCCTTCGGGGGCTTCTTTATTTCGGAGACCTCATGGCCGCACTTGGCAGACTGGCGATTGCTGTTGAAGCTGACATCGCCAAGTTCACCACGGACATGGGCAAGGCGGAGCGCGTCGCCAAGCGCACCGCCGGGGAGATGGAGCGCAGCCTTAACCGGGCCTTCGCTGCCATCGGCGTTGCGGCTGGTGCCGCTGCGCTTGCCATCGGTGCCGCGGTTCGGTCGTCGATCAACGCGGCCGACGAGATGGGCAAGATGGCCCAGAAGATCGGCGTGTCGGTCGAGGCGCTTTCTGGCCTGAAGTTCGCGGCCAGTCAGGCCGGCGTGTCGTTCGAGCAATTGCAGACCGGCCTGACCCGCTTGGCGCGAGGCGCTGCGGATGCGGCCGGCGGGCTCAAGGCGCAGCAGGCGGTGTTCCAGGCGCTGGGTATCAGCGTCACGGATGCGGCTGGACGGCTGCGGTCCACCGAGGACCTGTTCGCGGACGTGGCCGAGGCCATGTCGAAGATGGAGGACAGTGCCGGCAAGACGGCGATTGCGACGCGGATCTTCGGCCGAGCCGGCGCCGACCTGATCCCGCTGCTGAATTCTGGCCGCTCGGGCTTGGCTGCCTTTTCGGAGGAAGCCCGCCAGCTTGGGCTGGTCATGTCCGGCGCCACGACCAAGGCGGCCGAGACGTTCAACGACAACATCGAAAAGCTGCAACTCTCCGTCGGCGCGATTGCCTACACGCTCGCGCAAGAGTTCCTGCCGACCCTGGTCGAGGTGACCAACGGGCTGGTAGCTTGGGTCAAGCAGCTGCGCGAGTCGGGCGCGATGGACCGGTTCATTGCAGGCGTCCGTGCGTTCCTTGCGATCCTCGACGAGCTTGCGATCTTCATCGCCACAAAAATGGTCGCCGGTGCGCTGCTGAGCTTTGCGGGCGCCATCGGCGGACTGACCAAGGCAATGGGCGCGGCCCGAGTGGCCACGACAGCATGGGGCGCCGTCATGGCGTTCCTGGCCGGCCCGATGGGTCTCGTCGCTGGAGCCGTTGGCCTTCTGGTTGTTGGCCTGTACAGCTGGGGCAGCGCAAGCGACGAAGCGACCGAGGCCAACAACCTGCTGAAGGAGTCGACCGACCGCCTTGCCGGGGCCACGGGTGCCGGGATCAAGCCGGCCATCGAGGCGGCGAAGGCGAACCGGGAGATGGCGGCGGCTGCATTGGATGCGGCCCGGGCTGACCTTGCGGCTGCTGAGGCTGCTGCGGCCCGCTACCGGTCCGTCCCCAGCGGCGGCCTGTCGAACGACGGCATGGGCGGCCGGGCGGCCTCTGGCGCCGTTGGCTTCATGGCGGGCGTGAACGAGCTTGAGGCATCCGGCCTGCGCGACCGAATCGAGGCCCTGTCAAAGAGCTTCGTCACGCACGAGCAGGCGGTCAAGGCCGCACAGGATCGGCTGAAGGACTTCTCGCAGGCGGCCACCAACACGGTCGCGCCGGTCATCGACCTGACGGACTCGTCTGGCAAGGCCGCGGAGGAAATGGCCCGGCTGCGCGAGCAGGCCGAGGCGTTCGCCAACCAGACGATCATGGCGATGACGCAGCAGTTCGAACCGCTGTTGGCGATCCAGCTTCAGTACGAGCAAAGCCTGCGCAACCTGCTGCCGCTGTTGGACGGGACCGCCGAGGGCGAGCGCCTGTACGCAGAGGCCCTGTCCGCCGTCGTTCGAATGAAGGACGCGGACGTTGACGCCACCCGCAAGCAGATCGCAGAGACCAAGCGGCAGCAGAACGTGGTCGGCCTGTTGGCCGCGGCCTATGCCGAGGAAGCGATGGTCATGCGGATGAGCGCCCGCGCGGCGTTCGTCTATGCCGAGACCCAGCGGGCCATCGGCGATGCGTTGGCTGCGAACAAGCCTCTGCTGTCGGACCAGATCGAGCAGATCGGCCAGATGGCCGGCGCGATGTACGACTCGCGGGAGTCGTTCGAGCAGGTGAACGAGCTGCTTGAGGAATTCGGCGGCGACGGCTCGGAAAGTCCGATCCTGAAGCTGATCGACGATATGTCGACCATGCAGGACGAGCTGGCCAAGGTGTCCGACGCGATGGGCGATGCGTTCGACCCCGCCCGGGCCGACGCCCTGCGTGACGCCATCGGGCGGATGAGCACCAGCTTGAAGGTCGAGACGATTGGCGGCTACAAGGCGCTGCTCGGGGCGGCTCAGTCCTTCACGAAGGAAGGCAGCAAGGGCTTCAAGGCGATGGAGGCCGGCATGGCCGCGCTGTCCATCGTGCAGGACATCATCGCGCTGAAGGCTGGCGTGTCCGCGGTCCTGACTCAGGGCCAGGGTGACCCGTACACCGCATGGGGCCGCATGGCCGCTATGGCTGCGGCGGTCGCTCCGTATCTTGCCAGCATCGGCGTCACCCTGTCGGGCTTCGCTGGCGGCGGTGGGGGTGGCGGCAGCACGCTCGCCCCGGATCGCCAGGCGGCGCAGGGCACCGGCACTGTGCTGGGGGACGCGGACGCCAAGTCCGAGTCCATCGCCAACGCCATCCAGATCACCGCCGACGCGACGAGCAAGCTGGTCGGGATCAACCGCGGGATGCTGAGTGCCCTGCGGGCGATGCAGACGGGCATCAGCGGCGCCGCTGCCGGCATCTCGCGCATGGAATTCGGCGAGATCAACCTGGATGAAGCCGCATTCGCCAACGCCTTCGGGCCGCTGTGGACGATTGGCGGCGCGTTGCTGGGCAGCATCTTCGGCGGCGCGCAGGAGCTTGTCGACCAAGGTCTCATCATCCGCGGCGGATCGTTCGGCGCAGTGTCCTCGAACCCGAGAGCGAGTAGCTACCAGACGGTCGAGACGGACGGCGGATGGTTCGGCAGCGATGACATTGACGACCGGCTCGAAGCGTTGGGCGCTGGGGCGATCAGCCAGATTCGACTGATCTTGACCGCCATTGGCGACGCGGTGCGCGAGGGTGCGATTGCGATTGGCCTGGACGCCGAGGAAGTCACGGCCGCCATCGAGGCATACCGGCTTGAGGAAATCCGGATCAGCACCATGGACCTCACCGGCGAAGAGGCGCAGGCCGAGCTTGAGGCCGTGTTCAGCCAGATCTTCGACGGCCTCGCCGAGCATGTCGTGCCGTTCATCGGCCAGTTCCAGCAGGTCGGCGAGGGCTTGGGCGAGACCCTGGTCCGCGTTGCGACCAGCGTTCAGGTCGTCCAAGAGGCCATGCGCTACCTCGGCCTTGCGATTGACGAGACCGACCCGGAGCGGTTCGCGCAGATCAGCGTCGGGTTGATCGAGATGGCTGGCGGGATCGAGGAATTCATCAACGGGATGATGGCGTTCGCAGACGCCTTTGCGCCGGATGACTTTCAGTTCTTGGCGGCACAGAGCGCCCTGCGAGACGCCTTCACTGAGGCCGGCCTGAAGATCCCGGCAACCCGGGACGCCATGTGGGAGCTGATGCAGTCCCTGGACGCGACGACCGAGGCCGGCCAGGCGCAGATCGCCATGCTGCTGTCCATTACGGACTCGGCGGACGCCTACTACACCGAGCTGGAACGTCAGGCGGACGCGGCCGACAAGGCTGCCGGCGCCCTGCGGGACCTGAACCAGCTGCTGTACGACCTGTCGTTCGACGGGTTCTCGGGTCCGGTCCAGTCCGTCATCGACCTGAACAACCAGTACCAGCAGCACATCCAGACCATCCACGACCTTGCTGCGGCAGCAGGCCGGGCGAAGGTGTCGCAGCTTGAGCTTGGCATCGCGACCGCGTGGTATCAGCGGCAGCTGCGGGCGCTGGCCGCTGAGATGCGGCAGGCCGCCTTGGGCATTGCCGCGCAGCTGGGCTACATCGCCGAGCAGGAGTCTGCCGGCGGCATGTACGGCACCGAGCTTGGCGGCATCCGCGAGGTAGAGGCGGCCGTCGAGGACCGCTACGCCCGCGAGCTGCAGCTGCTGGCCCAGCTGGATCAGTACGTCCGCGGGCTTGGCATCTCCGCCCTGTCGCCCCTGACCCCCACGGAGCGCCTGGGCGAGGCTCAGCAGGAGTACGAGCGCATCCTGGCCTTGGCGCAGGGCGGCGACCTTGATGCGCTGTCGCAGCTGCAGGCGGCGGCTGACGCCTACCTGCGGGAGGCTCAGTCCTACTTCGGCGGCGTCGGTGCCTACGAGGGCATTTTCGACGGCGTTCGTGACGCGCTTCGCGGGCTGGTCGACCGCGGCCCCCTGTCGGAGGAATTGGCCCCGCAGCCGGTCTACGGCGGCCCGGTCACGGTCGAGCCCGGAGCAGGCTGGGCCGAGCAGAACGCCATCGAGCGCGCGTTGCTGGCCCAACAGCTGGTCGACTACATCGGCGCCCTTGCGCTGGCGATGGGCCAGACCTCGCTGGAAATCATGGAGGAACTTGGCATCCCGCTTGAGCAGCTGGTGGCCGACCTCGGGATCAACCTGCAGAACATCAGCGGTGCCGCGGTAGAAGCCCTGGCGCAGCTGGCGATGGACCTGGGTCTGCCGCTGGGCGAGCTCGTGGCTGCCCTGGGCCTTGAACTGCCCGATCTGGCCGCAGGTGTCCGCGAGCTGGCGACCTCGCTCGGGATCGACCTGACGGCCCTTACGGCGGACACGGCGACGGCCCTTGCAGGTCTGGCGACGAGCCTCGGAGTGGACCTGACGGACCTGACAACGGCGCTGGGGATCGACCTCGGCGCGCTGACCGACGCCAACAGCCCGATCTTCCTGGCCCTGACGGACTTGATCGACCAGCTATCGCCTGACATCCGCGACGAGCTTGAGGACTTGCTGGCGGCGATTGCCAACGCGACGACCGAGGCCGACGCGAACGCGGCTATCGACGCGGCGGCGGCCTACATAAACAGCCTGCCCGCTGGCATCCGGAACGCTCTGGCGCCGTACTTCGCAGACGTGTTCCCGGCCGGCGCCCTGACGGACCTGGACTACCTGCAAACCATCAACACCGCAGCTGGCGAGCAGGTCACCCGCCTCATCAACATCGAAGGCGGCATCAACGACTTGGGCGGCAAGGCGGACGAGTCCAATCGTCTGCTTCGCCTGATCGCTGGCGAGACCGAGCCGGATGCGATGGCATCCACGCCGGCAGCTGTCTTGGCGCTGATGAACAACGACATGCTCGCCGCGAACGACGAACGGGTTGACGCGACGGAGGACCTTGGCCGCAGGATCGACGCCTTGGCCCAGCGGATTGAGCCGCACCTTGCCAGCATCGCCAGGACCAACAGCGACCAGCTGCAGCAGATGAAGCGGCCGCAGGCCGCAGGTCGCGGCGGATGAACATCATCCTCGGCGCGACCCTCTATCTCGACGGCGGCACGCAGGTCTTTCGGTTCAGCACCGGCACTTGGTACAGCAAGGCGGCCGACAGCATCGGTGTCGAGCAATGGACCGGCCGGATCGAGTCGGGTTCGGAGCCGACGTTCGGCCTACGGGTTGGGTGCGTGATTTGGGGCCAGGACACGACCGAGAGCTTCGGGAACCTGGACCTGATCAACACGGACGGCGCCCTTTCCAATCTGGCGACGATCAACGCGCGCGACTGCGACTGCGAGCTTTTCCTGGTCGAGTCGACCGGGACCTATGACGGCCGGTCTGTTGTGGCCCGCTGCATCGTCGACCGGATCGAGCAAGACGCCGACACCGTTCGGGTGGTCCTGAAGTCCAAGGGCGCGAAGCTGGACCGTTCCTTGCAGCCGCTGACCTTTGCCGACGACACGCCGAACACGGCAATCCGAGGCGCTCCGGTGCCGGTGCTGCTGGGCCGGTGCTATCAGGCCGAGCCGCAGCTTACCGACCCGAACGAAGCCAGCCCGCCGTCGCTGCTGTACCAGCTGCACGACTCCGGCGTGGTCGAGATCGAGACGGTGTACTCTGGCGGCTCTGAGGCCAACGGGCCTTTGGACTCCCCGGAACAGTGGGATTACTTCGCCGACCGTTCCGGCTTCGCCATGTACATCACTCCCGGTGCCCGTGTGACGGTCAACGCCAGCGGGTCGGGGATCATCAGCCCGGACACCCTTTCTGAGGACGGCGAGTTCTTCGATCCTGGCAAGTGGACCGGAGGCTACCCGGACAACTGGACCGCCGTAGAGGTCGGGGCGAACGTCATCACCGAGTTCCCCGGCGTAGGCGCGCAGTATGTCGCGCCAGCCCCATCGGCCAAGACGCCCCGCCTGGAATCCGACGCCCTGTTGGTGGATGGCGAGTGGTACTTGGTGCAGGTGAAGGTCGCCAAGCTGACCGAGGGCAAGTTCGAGGTCGACGTTGGAGGCGATGCGGTCGAGATCAACGCGGCTGGCGAGTTCTTCTACATGATGCGGGCGGTCGGCAACTCGCCGGTCACTCTGGCGAACGTCGGCGTCTCTGCGCTCGACGGCATCGTGGCGTACGTCTACGCCTACGCCATGGATCTGGCCACGACCGGCCCGACCGTGCTGCAGCTGCTGAAGCACTGCCTCATGCGGGGCGGCTTCACGGATGCAGAGATCGACGTTACGCAGTGGCAAGCGGCACCGGCCCTGTCGACTTCGATCCAGTACGAGGCCGGCTACTTCACCCGGTCCGATGTCACTGTCCGGCAGGTCATCGCGCAGCTGTGCGCCTCGGTGACCGGATGGCTGTACGTCGCGCTTGATGGCGAGGTCAAGGCCGGGGCGATCTACGACCCGACCACTGGCGGGACTCCGGTCCTCACGGTGTCTGCCCTGAACCTTGTCGGGTATCCGGTGTTCGTTCCCGACACCGCCCCTGGCCTTTCGGACACCTACGCCGCTGCACGCAACTGGTCGCCCTACACCGACGCTGAGCTTGCAGGGATCACCTACGAAGAACAGCAGGTGTTCATGGCCGACTACCGCGAGAAGCCGCGGGCCGGCGGTCGTCGGGGCGCGCAGTTCGCCCAGCAGTACCGCGACGCCATCGGCCGCAAGCCGGTCGGCACCCTGCTTTACGACGGCGACGATGCCCTGGTCGAGGTCGAGCGCGTGTGTGCGCTGTACACACGCCTGCGCGGCTTCTGGACCTTAGAGGTCGCCTTCGCCACCCCGCAGGAAGCCGCAGCCATTGAGCCGGGCGACATCGTTCTCCTTGACGACCCGGTGTTCGGCTTCAAGCCCGCCGGCAGCAAGGCGATTGTCGTCGAGGTCGAGGGCCGCTTCCGAAACAACGTCACCCGCCTGACCGTCTGGACTGGCGCCCCATAAGGACCGACATGCCTTCTACTGTTCTTGCGTGGCGCAACTGGTGTACCGAGTTCGGTACGATTGCAACCGTCGTCGGCAGCTTCGAGGCTGGCGCTCCGGTCACGAACATGCTCACCCCGCGCACGGGCGAGCTTGCCATCGCTACGGCGCCCAACATTGCGGTGGGCTTCGATGTCGATTGGGGCGGCTCCGACTCCCCGCTTGTCGGCCGGCCGGTCGACATCATCGCCCTGCTGAACCACAATATCCTTGAGCTGCCGACAGCCGGCGCGTTCAATATCGACATTCTCGACGCGGACGGCGGCGGCTACTCGCCTGCCGGCTTCCCGACGCCTGCGTTGTTCGTGGCCAGCGACGGCACGTTCCAGTCGCACTTGTTCTGGATTCTGCCGGAGGGCACGCTTGGATCGCTGGACCGGACCAAGGTCGTCAAGATCACGGTCGGGATCGGCTCGGGCGCGATCTGCGGCACTCGGGATGCCTATACCGGCGTCGTCACCGAGGCTCCGTTCCAGGCCGGCGGAATCTGGGCCGGCCCGATCTGGACCCCGGAGTACGGGACCAAGTTCGAGTCGTTCTCGCAGAGCGTGTCGGAGATCGCCCGCGGTGCTCGGTCCATCGGCGGCCAGTTCTACCCGAACCCGGAGCCGCGGTTCCGCAAGGGCCAGCTTGAGTTCACCCTGCTGTCTGAGCCGGAGGTCTACTCGACCGCCGTCGCGCAGCCAAGCCTTCAGCAGCTTGCGGCATGGTGCGCTCGCTCCCGCCCGCTCATCGTCATCCCCACCGACACCGACCCGGACCTGATCTACGCGCAGGGCATCTACGGATACCTTGAGGGCGATCCCCAATGGAACCTGGTCGATAGCGCCTACTCCGAAGCGGCCGGCGTCAAGGGCCGGTGCTATCGCGGCGGCCTGAGCATCGCCGAGGCGCTGTGAGGCTCCTTCGCCGCCTGCGCTTGGGCTACGGGTCCAAGGCCGACTCCTACCCGCACGAAAAGCCGCACTCGGCTGGGATCGACTTCCTTGGCCCGGGTGGCGAGGTCGGCTACTGGCAGTTCAACGGCACCGATTGGGATGTGTTCGTCGGCGGCGTGCAGGTCGGAACGATCCCCGGATCGGGTGGCGGAGGAAGCGCTGGCGGCATCGTCGTCGCGCAGGGCAGCAGCGACGGCGCCGGTCCGATCCTGGCCACCAACTCGCCGGCCGAGCTGATCCTTCTGCGGGCCGTAACCCTGTCGTCCGGCTGGGCCATCCTCTGCAAGCCCTCGGGCAGCATCACCGTGGACCTGCGCTACGACGCATCATTCCCGACCACGCCGGACGCTGGCGACAGCATCACCGGCTCAAGCGTCCCCGCCATTTCCTCGGGCACCAGCAACACCGGCGCCCTCACTGGCTGGACCACAACCCTCGCAGCCGGCGGCATCCTTCAAGTGGTTGTCACGGCCAACACCGGCGTTCGCTGGTTTTGCTTGATGGCTCGATAACTATGACTGTCTACGCTCTCACCTCTGCCGATGTAGGCGCCCCCGTTCTTAGCGGGACGAACAACGCCATGTGCGCTGTTGTCCAATGGGCCTGCGTAACCGTGGCCGGCATGGCTGCGGAATATACGGGCACCAACTCGCTGATTATCCGGCCAGTCAACGGCAATCGCTTTCGGTGGTGTTTTGACCACGACAGCACGAAGTCAGGATCGGCAGCGCGTTGCATCGTTCGCATTGCCGAGAGCGCCACGGACTCCGTGACGTACGTTGATCCGGCCCCAACGGTCGCACAGATCGGCAACACCGCAGCCAACTGGCTGGCATCCACAACCGCCAACAGTACAGCTCGTGCGTACCGAATCGTCATTGACGACGGCGACACAAGCGGGCTAGCTTGGATGCACATGATGGTGAACGCCAACAGCGCCACAGGTGTCTGGACTTGGGGGTTTATCGGAGACTACGTCCCAGCTCTTTCGGCAGACACCTACAACTCCTGCGTTGTCCACAGGAACTTGGCGAGCGAAGGCATCTCCGCGATGCAGCAGATCGGTTCTCCAACTGCGGGCGCTATTTCTCGTTTACATCATATTCGCAGCTACGACGGAACGATCAAGTCTAGCTTCGGCGGCCTGCTGATACCACAGGGCGACTTGGGCACCATTTCTCAGTTCCCAACGCCGGGCTCAGGTTACGCTGGCGGCATCAACTTTATGAGATGCCCGGTGTTTGA